GAAGCAACGGCTGGCGCATAATACGGGCTAGACGAATTGCCAACAGCACCTCTAGAACCGTGAGTAAAAGTTCGTGAACCAGTAAATATGGTTACACCACTGCCGTTGCCAGTTATGGTGTTGCCCAGAGTCCCAGACTGGCTTCCCTTGTCCCAGCCTGTAAAGGTTCCATCTTCAAAACCTGTGTTTGGGATAGTGGCTGCTTGGACTGGAGAGGAAAAACCAAATATTGATAAAAGTAAAAAGAACACCGAAGGAACGGCCATGATAATTGCAGATTTATTGACACGGCGTCGCCGTATTTTCATGGAGCCTCCTAAAAGGAACCTCCAATTCTAGCATTTTTTAAAGTTTAAATATAAGTAAACAATTTTAAATATCTCTGTTCGCAATACTTCTTTTTTCTACAGGGTTCATATTCCCTTCGTGTTTTGCCTGCACATCTTTTCGTACCCATGTCATTCCATATGTAGATTCAAGATTATCTACACCTTCTCTTATTTTAAGACGCTCGGCCATTGACTGAAATGATGGGTCGTCGCTAAAATTTAAGTAATTGTTATGGAACCATGGCAGGTCATAAAATGCTGGAGCGTTGACTAATAACGCTCCAGCGGTATTCCAGTGTTCTTCAATTCTTGGGTTTTCGGAAATTATTGGTCCTGAAAGACAGTATGCGGGCACATCAACACCCACAATTGAACGATTAACTTCAAACATTTTTTCGATTATTTCCGCATGTATGTGTATGTCTGAATCTGCGTACAAAACTGCTTCGCAGTTAACATTCCCGTAATTCAATTCAGTGCAATCTTCGCCCCAGTGATGTCCGGCTATCATCCTTTTTCTTTGCGCAAATTCCCTGATTAAGTTTCTACCCGTTTCAATTCTAATCCACCTATTTATATAGGTGACTTCAGTTTCCATGTCATTTATTGAATAGGTCCAGTATGTTCCATTAACCTCGTTCAGTGCATCTATTACCTCCTTGAACGGCTCTAGACCCCTATTGTCAAGTTCAAGCGCAGCGAACCATAAGACATTTGGAAAAAGTTCCGTAATCTTCTTTGCATCTCTTATCCATGCCAAGTGCTCGCCAGCGTCACACTTCCAAGCAACTAGTGGCGTACCGATGACAAAACGTTTTTTAAAATCTACATCCTTAAGTATTGGGGTATTCGGTTGTTCCTGCTTTGGCTGGTGATATTTTAATTTTGATACAAAATCAGAACATACGCCAGCGTATTGAATCTCCCATCCCCGACTTAGTTCCCACCAATTCAGTTCCGGTAATACGTTGATGCATTTTGTGGATGAATACTTTTTACCTGGATACGCCCATACGTATCCATTGCTCGTAAGCGTGTAATCGTCTGTATTATGAAAGAAACAATTAAGACCGTGATTCAGAGAAAAGCTAAGTGCTTCTGGATTTTTGCAATGAACCCAAATCTGATTAGTCCTGTCAATCAGCCATTCTTTTGGCACGGAATACTGGGGTGCGTCGTGTCCAAGAAAAACTCCAGAATCATCCACCCACAGGTCGACCTCTACATCAAAACCATTTGCAATTGCTTGCTCTATGTAATCTGGACGATTCTCGAATTCTGGTTTGGGTCCTTGCGTGTTCCCCCTGTGTGATATATAAATCATTTCTGCACCTGTACCCAAATCCAATTTCTGTGATTATCACCAGGTCCTGTGTCACGTATGTCTGACTTGTAGTTTGTAAAGCCTATTTTATTCACAAGGTCTTCCTTTAGGTCTCGCTCATCAACAATACTTACATCTGAGTGACCATTTGTGCTTCCTGCGTCATAGTTGTTGTCATAATACCCTGCGGTGGGTATTTCACCTTTTCCGCCATATCCCATCTGGAAGCAAAGTTTTCCACCCGGCTTAAGAACTCTATGAATATCTTTGAGAATATCAAACCTTATTTTATGAACACAAATATGTTGAAAACAAATTACGGCAAATACAACTTCATAAACATCGTCAGCGATAGCAGAAAGGTTGTCACCACTTGTCACATAAAGATTTGGCTCGGCAATGTTGTTTGCCTTAACATTTAATCTTGCCTTCTCGATGTTGACATGAGAAATATCTATCCCGTCAACACGTGCAAAACAATTTGAGAACTTAACCAAGTTGCGTCCAGGGCCGCAGCCATACTCAAGGGCGACAAGACCGTTTGTATCAAAGTCCTTGAAAAGAAAATTGTCGTAGTCTGTCCAGTTGTTGTGAGCATCGTACGAGCCAACTACTGGGTCCCTAAAATCAAGAGACCACTTCGATGCATATTCGTCATAATAAGAATTCTGCATATCCAGGTAATCTTTTTTGTTCTTGTTCATTTGCTTTTCTCCAGAACCCATATTTCATAGCCGGCAAATTCGGTGACTTTTCGTGAATGTATATTAACTTCGCCAAGAGCCACAGAATCACTCGCTAGTAAATTCATTATTGAGTCTCGCCGATTTAATGTGCAGCAAAAAAGTTTATTAAACCCAACAGCAAAGGGGACAAGAGTTCCTTTTGTTGCATAAGTGAAGAATTTATATGCCCCAGAAACAACGCCCATCCAGTCCTCGTTGGTGATGTCATCTAGAACAACGACTCCATCATCCATGATTAACTCTTCTGCTATAAGCAGGTCATTTATTGTATGTTTTTCTGTATGGCATGCATCGATTGAGATAATTCCAAATTGTTTTTTGCCCAAATCGTTACAGTCTATTTTGAGAGAATCGATTTCGATTGATATTACTCTTTGGGGATTTAATGAAAACTTCTCATAATTTGAAGTAAATACGTCCAAGTCTCCATGCCCTGCACCATCAACATTTGCCTCTTGTTTTGAGAAGCAATCAACGGCAATGCATCTAGAGTCGTGAGGCGTTAAATTTTCTATACCTATTAGAAATTTGCCTTGATAAACTCCTATTTCCAAAGAATCAAACTTATCTGCATTAATAATTCGTGATGCGCAATAACTGGTGAACAAAAGAGCCTCTGTGTTCAGCCATCCACCAACATGTTCCATGTGAGGAAAATCTATTTTTATGTCCTTCATTTGTTGTTCTCCAAGTAGTAATTTAAATCTTCCGGCGTTCCAATTCCCCACATTTTAGGGACTTCCTTGATTCGAATCTTTTTGCCATCCTGAATGGCTTCGTTGAATACTGGGCAGACATAAAACTCATTATTGACTCGAATGTTCTTTTCAATCATTTGATTCGCATACTTGACATAGTCTGAACCGTGTTTCCAGTAGTAGATACCTACCGTCGCATTGTCTGAGATTGGATTTTTTTCTGCTACCTCGGTTACAAAGCCATCTTCACCAAGTTTTGCGTAGGACCACTTTGGATGAGTTGCCTTAAAAGTTAGAATCCCGCCATCAATGTCTTCTGAGCTAAATGCATAAAGACATTCATTGCTGTTCCACTCAACAACTTGGTCTGAGTTTGCCATTAGCAATGGTTCATCGTTGTCGATTAATCCAGAAGCAAGAAGAGTTGTGCAAGCCGCACCTTCCGTCATTCCGTCAACTAGAACAATGTCGCAGCCAGGTTTTATGAGTCCAAGAACCTGCTTCAAGTTGTACTTCTCGTAGTGTTCTTTTTGAACCAGAAAGATAAAGTGAGCGTCGATATTAAGGTTCTCCACTACCACCTGAATCATTGGCTTCCCATTGACCTCAATTAGTGGTTTCGGAAACGTATATCCTGCTTGAGCAAAGCGCGAACCAGCTCCAGCCATTGGTATCAAAACATTCATCTTTTCATTCCTCCATGCAACAGGTCTTTTTCCTCGGGTCTCTATTTCGTCAACGAAACGCATCAGTCTTTCTTTATTTAGGTCTTCTGCGTTCTTGATTGCGTGGAGATTTGCTCCAGAACTCAGCGCGCCTTCTCTGCCAATATGAGAATCTTCAATAATTATAGTGTTTGCCGGAATCGCATCTAGGGAAACAATGCACTGCCAGTACATCTCGGGATGCGGCTTATGGTGCTTCACATCCTCATTGCTCATGATATATCCAACGTATTTCAACACACCAATGGCGTCAAGGGCGGTGATTACGGTTTCACGGATTGCGTTACTGGCTACAGCAATCTTCCAACCTCGCTCCTTCAGCGTCTGCATGATGTCTATTGCTACATAGTTTTTGGGGAACTCAGACAGGATTCTTAGGGTTGCTACTTGCTTATCTTCCCAAATCTGCTGATGTTTTGACTCAGGCAAACCTTTATCTTGAGTGAGCATCTTCAGCTTTGTAGTGGTGCCGAGTCCGTCGTATCTTGAAAGGTGTTCATCCCGAGTAATGACATATTTAGGGTCAACTCTGCTGAGAGCAATATTTAGAGAGTCATAGTGGACATCGCGCGATTCAATAAGAACGCCGTCAAGGTCAAAGATGACAAGAAAGTTACTTTTCATTTGGGTTTAGTCCAGCGTGGCGGTGCCACTTGTTGTGGCGAACAATGCTATTACCGTTGCATTTCATTACATATTTATTGCGAACACGCATTGACCATTCGACGTCTTCTTCTTCGTTCCATCCGCGGGATTCATCTAGTGGTTCTTCAATCATCACATGTTTTTTGATTATGAAAAATCCACCAGATATGTACATATATTCAGTCTGCGTCCAGTCGTTGTAGTCAAGAGACCATGCTCGACCGTGCCCAGGCTTATCCCACAGAGACCAGTCCATTGGGTTTCTCGCGCCGGTAATTAGGTATTGAGGGCAAGAACATATTTCCCAATCTGTTCCAAACGTCTTAAATTCTTCGTACCATCTTGAATCAAAGATGTGGTAATCATGCATTAAAACGATATTCTCGTACTTTGCATTTTGAACAAGAACATTCTTTTTACGAGTAATCCACCTTGGTTTCACTGATTCATCAAAATCAACTTTGACGATATCTGCACCTTCGATTTCGCTGGAATCACCTCCACCAACGAGAAGTATTTCATACTCTGGAATTGCTAGAGCACGAATGCTCTCGACTATTTCTCGAAGTCTTTCTTTATCCTCGTATACGGTTATTACGCCGAAAGTCCAAGCAATATCCTGCATAAAACACTTAAATCTTCTCTAGGATGACGCGCATTGTTGCGTCCCAGTCATCGCCTCTTTTTTCCATTGTGAAGTTCTTGAGCATTTCGTAATTATGCTCAATGTCGTCAAATCTTTTTTGTGGGTCAAGAAGCTCGTCTAGGTGATAAATCCAATCCTCTTTCGAATATGCAACCCTCCCAATTTTGCCTTCATTTGCTAAAAATTCATATTCAGGAGCATATGAAGATACAAAAGGAACGCCCGCAGCGGCGTACTCTAAACCTTTTATAAAAGACTTTGCATGATTAAAATGACAATCACTTAAAGGAACCAGACCAATATCTATTTTGTTAAAAAGTTTTGGATAGTCAATTATGGGGCAAAGAGGTTGCGAAGATGTTCCAATTAAAATTTTTAATTCACTAGCTGCTGTAGGTGTGTTGCTAGTTTCCCCAGAATGATGAAAACCAACTCCTCTTGTTCTTAAATAATCATTCATAAATATAGATAGTTGCTGTAGGTCGTTTGAACGCCACGGGGTTGCACCAACCCATCCAAGCTTCAAGCGATTGGTGTGGTTAAATTTTTTTTTCTTATATCTTTCAACATCTATTCCATTTCTAACCATGTAAACGTTTGAACGTTTTTTTGAATAGTAATCATAAAGAAAAGGAGTCGATGTGATTACAGCATCAGCTGCCATAATTATTAAAGAATAAATTTCTCGATTATTATCTGGGTGTTTTTGTGGGTCGGTGGATTCATAGGCTTGATTTCGTGGTGACAAACCATCAAAAAAATCATCAACATCAACCACTATTTTTTGACCAAGCTCTTTGGCCCGTGGCATGTATTCAAGAACCTCTCGTTGCATTAGAAGCTTGAAAACAATGATGTCCCAACCATGAATAATTTTTTCGTCTTCAACAATTAAACCAAAACCATTTGTGTTGTTAAAACCAGGAAAACCTAAACCAGCAACCCACCCGCGTTTTTTAAGTTCATCGGCCGGCAACTTGCATCGATACCACGCACATCCATTTGGTTGAAGCGGGGAGGTCCCCCAAGCCCAATCTCCCGTAATAAACCCAACTGTAGGTTTTCTTTTTTTCATCTCAAAAGTCTATTCTGAAAAAATCTAGAATCCAGAATGTTCCTGATAAAATGAGGTCCGTTCAATTGAAATGTCTTTCATTGAATTTTGCGTAAGAACTTGTTTGTATGGAACAGAGTTTTGATTCTTTGCGTTTTCACGGATAACCAGATTAGAAACAGCTTCATTTGGGGTTTGTCCTGTCGCTATGGGGAAATCATGTTCTTTCGCCCAAAAGTCAATTGCGTCGCAATCATCGCCTTCAAGGTAATCCATGATATCTGTTGATAAATTATGAGTTCCAGCTACAGCAAACCACGCTCCGCCCTCATATATGCCACCGTACCTGGATTGGATAACCATTATTGGATAAAGGCTTGTTGGGGGACGTTCTGACATGATGGGAAAATGTTAGCAAATAAATGAGTTGACAAGGTAAAACACCAGTTAATAGTAGAATTGGGACGCAGTAAAATATAACACCGAACGGAGAAAATTATGAGTGCCAAATTTATGAAAGATACAGCAGAACGAGCCGTAATGGCGTTTTTGACTGGTTGGTTAGGCGCAGCAATGGCCAACGGATTGGATTTTGACTCACTCTCAAACACCGACAATTTGAAGGTTGGAGTTTCCGCTTTGGCTTTGACCATCGCAGCGGCTCTTGGCCTTAAGAAGGTTGGCCCAAACAAGGATTCTGGCTCAGTTCTTTAATTTTGAGAAGTTGCCGCCAATACTTCTCGCTCTCATCTAAAATTAGAAAAGGTTTATATGGGAGTCGTTGATGAATGCTGGCACTTACAACATCTATTGTGAAGAGGGAGCAACCCTTCTTCTGTCTTTTACAATTGTTGTACCAGACCCAATTGACCCAGAAATAACCACACCATACAATCTGGTTGGTCACACTGCCAGAATGCAGGTAAGAAGAACAATTACCTCAGATGATGTAATGGTTCAGCTAACTAGCGGAAATGGCCTAACTATCGATACAGGTAATTCTCAGATTATTTTAAACATGCCAGCAGAAGTGACAGCATCACTTACAAGCAGTGGCGTGTATGACCTGGAAATCGAAAACTCCAACGGAATAGTGTCAAGGGTTATACAAGGTTCGTTCACACTAAGCCCGGAGGTTACAAGGTAATCGTATGAGTACAGCAAATCAGGTAATAGTCAGTGACTCCAAACCAAACCAAATAATTATAAATGAAGATACCCCTAATCAAGTAATTATCAGAACTGTTTCCGTAACATCGGGTCCGACTAATAGACATACACATACACAGGGGCAAGCTTCATCCACCTGGGTGATTAACCATACCCTTGGAGGTAAACCACAAGTAACTATTGTTGATTCTGCGGATACCGTCGTCTTTGGTGAGGTATCATATAACAGCAATTCTGAAGTAGAAGTGAACTTCACATCTGCTTTTTCTGGCTTTGCCTATCTGACATAAGGCGGACAAATGGCTCAAAAATTTGTAACAAATATTGACCTTAATCAAAATCAACTGATTAAGGGTACTTTCGAAGTACTGGCAAACGACCCGAACACTAACCTGTTCGACGGTCGAATGATTTTCAATAGCACCGAAGGTGTTATCAAGGTTTACGACATCACCGCCTCCGCATGGCGCAAGATGATTACTGGTGTTGCTTCTGCTGGAAGTCAATCTTCCGCTCTCACCATTAATGAGTCAAATGGCGTAATTTCAATCACGCCGAATCTTGCAACTTCTGCAAGTGCTGGATTGATGTCCGCTTCTGACTTTTCAAAGTTAGCAGACGCTGCGTCAGAGGCAACCGCAAGCAAACTGGTTATCCGCGATGCAAGCAGCCAAGCAAAGTTTGGAACACCAACAGACGCAGCGCACGTAGCAACTAAGGGCTATGTTGACTCAGCCCGCTCTGGCCTAGATGTTAAGCAGTCGGTTCGTGTAGCAACTACTGCAACAGTAAACCTTTCAACAGATGTTGACAATGCAAGCGTAATTGACGGCGTAACCCTTGTTACTGGTGACCGAATCCTTATCAAGGACCAAGGTGCGGGCGGCGTTGCCCATGCAGATAACGGAATTTATACCGTTAACGCATCTGGAGTACCAACACGAGCAACTGACTTTGATTCTGATGCCGAGGTAACTCCTGGTGCATTCACATTCGTTGAAGAAGGTACTGCAAACGGTGATTCTGGATTCGTGGTTGCAACAAACGGAACAATTACCGTTGGTTCAACAGCGATTCTCTTCACTCAGTTCTCGGGTACTGGTCAAATTGCTGCTGGCGAGGGTATGTCGAAAGACGGAAGCACCCTCAATGTAAATGACGATGATGTAACTATCTATGTTGACGGCAACGATGACCTTGCTGTTAAATCTTCAGCAACTGCTGGTCAGGTCCTTCGCTCAATGGGTTCTGGAACTGCACAATGGGGTGCTTTAGACCTTGACGATTCAGATGCTGTAACAGGAACTCTTGCAATTGCAAATGGTGGTACCAATGCATCTGATGCAGGAACCGCACGAACAAATCTCGGTCTTGCAATTGGAACAGATGTTCAGGCTTATGATGCAGAACTTGCAGCAATTGCTGGATTGACGTCTGCTGCCAACAAGCTTCCATACTTCACTGGTTCTGGAGCTGCAGCACTCACTGACCTTACATCTGATGCACGAGGGCTTCTTGATGATGCTTCGTATGCGGATATGCGCACAACGCTTGGTCTTGTTATTGGAACCAATGTCCAAGCATACAATGCGACTCTTGCTGCTGTGTCAGCAAGCACTTATGTTGGTGATGACAGCATCACAACATTGGGAACAATCACCACTGGTACGTGGAATGGCACAACGATTGCCATTGCAAACGGTGGAACCGCCGCTACGACAGCAGCAGATGCAAGAACAAACCTTGCTGCAACTACATCGGGAACAACCAGCACTCCAGTTCTTGCACGAATTGCAAAGCAAGGAAATACTGCGCATTCTGGTGGAGTTTCAACAACGACTGTTACACACAACTTTGGGACAACCGATGTTATTGTTCAGGTTTATCAAGTATCAACAGGCGAGACAGTAATTACCGATGTGGTTCGCACAAACTCAAACACGGTTACTGTGACAATTAACGGCACGGTTGACACCAACGAATTCACCATTGTAGTAACAGGCTAAAACAAACAACCCTGCGGGGTTAAAACAAGAGATTGACCGAGGTCATGGCTCAAAAATTTACAGTACCAGTAACGATTAAAAACCTGTCGTCAGCAGGCTCGGATGGTCTTACTGTATTTCTTGACCAAGAATCTTTTGCAAGACTAAAAGTAGAAGCAGGCGGACGCATCACATGGGGTAGTGGCGCTGGCGCTGGAGATACAAACCTGTATCGTGACGAAGCAAATGTTCTAAAGACAGATGACACATTCAAGTCTGCTGGACTATTTATTACTGGAACGCAGATTGACCCAACTGGTGCAACCGTCGGTGATGCACTTGTATTCAATGGCACAAAGTTTGTGTCTGCATCAGTTGCTGGTGGTGGTGGTAACGCTTCTCTCGTCGTATCCCCAACCGCACCAGCGGGAGCAGAAGAGGGCGACCTTTGGTTTGAGTCAGACACCCTAAGCACATTTGTTTACTACAACTCAAACTGGGTTCCAGTTGGAATTACTAGTGTTAATTCTCTAGACGACATTGGGGATGTTTCCCTATCCTCTTTAACTAGCGGCCAGATATTGGTCTATAATGGCTCAGCATGGGTTAATCAAGACAATAGCGGCGCGCTTTTTGACATCGATGGTGGAACGAATTTCGAAGAAATTTTTGAAGCAGAACTTACAAATATGGTTGAAGCAGTTTATGACGGAGGAGCGTTTTAATGAGCGTTAAAATTCAAATCAAAAGGGCTAATGCCTCTGCCTGGACCGCTGCCAACCCCACCCTTGCCGCTGGCGAATGGGGAATGGAACTAGATACTAAAAAATTAAAACTTGGCACCGGCGCGCTCTGGAACTCGACTGACTATTATTCTGAAACCCTAACCCTTAATTCAGTCGGCGATGTAACCATTACCAGCCTTCAAAATGGAGACTTCCTCCGTTACAGCAGTTCTGCTTCTGCCTGGATTAATGACCCAGTAAACCTTTCTACCGATACGGTCGGCGATTATGTGCAGAGCCTAACCGCTGGAACTGGTGTCACACTTTCAAATAACTCTGGTGAGGGCTCCACGCCCACCATTGCAATTGGTCAAGCGGTTGGAACATCATCATCGGTGCAATTCGCAAAAGTCACAGCGCCAGTAACTGGAAACCTGACTGGCAATGCAGATACCGCCACAACACTCCAGACCCCACGAACTATTTCTTTGTCTGGCGATGTTTCTGGCTCGGTCTCATTTAACGGTTCTGCAAATGTGGACATTACCGCAACAGTGCAGCCAAACTCGGTTGCTCTTGGAACTGACACGACTGGTAACTATGTAAGCGATTTGACACAAGGCACTGGCGTTACAGTAACTCATACTCCTGGTGAGGGTTCAAGTCCCACTGTTGCAATTGGGCAAGATGTTGCCACAAGCGCATCTGTGCAATTTGCAAAGGTAACCGCCCCACTTGATGGAAACGCAAGTACTGCGTCCACACTCCAGACATCAAGAACAATCGCTCTTACTGGAGACGTTTCTGGTTCTGTTTCATTTAACGGAGCATCAGATGTATCAATCTCCGCTACCGTTCAGCCGAACAGCGTTGCACTTGGAACCGATACCACTGGCAACTTTGTCAATGATGTAACTGCCGGTACAGGTGTCACCGTTACCCACACTCCTGGTGAAGGCTCTAGCCCAACAATCGCAATTGGTCAGGCCGTTGCAACATCTTCATCTGTTCAGTTCGCCGCTGTCACCGCACCACTGATTGGCAATGTAACTGGAAACGCAGACACCGCGACAGCACTACAGACTGCAAGAGTAATTGCGCTTAGCGGAGATGTTTCAGGTTCGGTTTCTTTTAATGGAACTGGAAATGTTGACATCTCTACAACAATCGGCGCGAACAGCGTTTCACTTGGTTCAGATACAAGCGGAGATTATGTTTCCTCATTGGTTGCAGGAACTGGTGTAAGCCTTGCAAACAATAGCGGAGAGACCGCTACTCCAACAATTTCTATCGGACAAGATGTAGCAACATCTGCCTCTGTCACCTTTGCAAAAGTTGACACCACTGGCAATGTCACTGTTGGCGGAAATCTAACGGTAAACGGAACCACGACAACTCTTAATACAGAAACACTTTCAGTTGAAGACAACATTGTTGTTCTAAACTCAAACGCAACTGGCTCACCAGCACTTAATGCTGGCATTGAAGTTGAGCGCGGCGATTCTGCAAATGTTGTTCTGCGATGGAACGAATCAACCGATAAGTGGGAAACTACCAATGACGGTTCTGCTTACTCCGTCATTGCAACTAACGGAAACATTGCGCTGGGAACAGACACAACTGGAAACTACATGTCTGGCGTATCTGCCAGCACTGGCGTAACCATTGAACACACTCCTGGTGAAGGCTCTAGCGCAACAATTTCAATTGGACAAAGCGTCGCCCCAAGCGCATCGGTAACATTCGCCGCAGTAAGTGCTCCACTCATCGGAAATGTGACTGGAGATGTTTCTGGAAATTCTGGAACAGCAACCGCACTACAAAATTCGAGAGTAATCTCAATTGGCGGCGATGTCTCTGGTTCGGTTTCGTTTAACGGAAGTAGCGATGTAACTATCTCGGCAGCAATTCAGCCGAATTCGGTCGCTCTCGGCACTGATACCACAGGTAACTTTGTTAATGACGTAACAGCAGGAACTGGTGTTTCGGTAACGCACACGCCTGGAGAGGGTTCATCCCCAACAATTGCAATTGGACAGGCTGTTGGAACATCTGCATCCGTAACATTCGGCCATGTGTCGGCACCAGTCACTGGCAATGTAACAGGAAATCTAACCGGAAACGCCGACACGGCTGCAACACTTCAAACACCACGAACAATATCTCTATCTGGAGACGTCTCTGGCTCTGTTTCGTTCAATGGTTCAGCCAATGTTGATATTTCCGCAACGGTACAACCAAACAGCGTTGCTCTAGGCACGGACACAACTGGCAACTATATGTCAGACCTAACTCAGGGTACTGGTGTATCAATTACACACACCCCAGGCGAAGGTTCAAATGCGACAATTGCAATCGGTCAGGCCGTAGGGACTTCATCGTCCGTACAGTTTGCTGCAGTCACAGCGCCATTAATTGGCAATGCCTCTACAGCTACAACTCTCGAAAACGCACGGACAATATCTTTGGGCGGAGATGTAAGCGGCTCTGTTTCATTCAATGGCTCGTCTGATGTAAGTATTTCGGCAACGATTCAACCCAACTCTGTTAGTCTTGGGACCGACACAAGCGGAGACTATGTATCGTCACTTGTTGCAGGAACTGGTGTTACGCTCACCAACAACTCTGGAGAGACAGCAACTCCTACTGTCGCTATTGGACAAGATGTTGCGACATCAGCGTCTGTAACTTTTGCGTCCGTAAATGCGCCAGTAAGTGGAAACGCAACCACCGCATCGACACTTCAAAACTCACGAACTATTTCACTTTCTGGAGATGTCTCTGGTTCGGTATCCTTCAACGGTTCAAGTAACGTCGACATAGCAACAACTGTTCAACCAAACTCAGTTGCCCTTGGAACGGACACGACAGGCAATTACGTCAACGACCTAACCGCTGGCACGGGTGTCACCGTTACCCACACTCCTGGGGAGGGCTCAAGCCCGACAGTGGCAATTGGGCAGTCTGTAGCGACCAGCGCATCGGTTACATTTGCAAAAGTTGACACCACTGGCGATGTGACTGTTGGCGGCAATTTAACCGTAAACGGAACCACCACCACACTAAACACCGAGACCCTCGCTATTGAAGACAATATTGTCGTCTTGAACAGCAATGTAACTGGTTCTCCAACAACAAATGCTGGAATCGAAATCGAGCGTGGGACATCAGCAAATGTATCTGTTCGTTGGAATGAATCAACAGACAATTGGGAACTAACCGAAGACGGAAGCACCTACAAGAACATTGCAGTCGGACAAGATGTAGAGACATCTGCCTCTGTTCAATTCGTTGCTGTTACTGCAGAACTTGTAGGAAACTCAAGCACCTCCTCGGCACTAAAGACACCGCGCACTATTGCATTGAGCGGAGATGTATCTGGTTCGGTTTCATTTGACGGCTCTGCAAATGTTGACATCACCGCAACGGTTCAGCCAAACTCGGTCGCTCTTGGAACCGACACAACTGGGAACTATGTCAACGACCTCACTGCTGGAACTGGCGTTACCGTAACTCACACACCGGGAGAGGGTTCAAGCCCTACGGTGGCAATCGGTCAAGCGGTTGGAACTTCGGCATCTGTGACCTTCGCCCATGTTTCCGCACCAGTTACAGGAAATGTGACTGGAAATGTCACTGGAAGTTCTGGTTCAACAACTGGTAATGCGGCAACCGCAACAACTCTGCAAAACACACGAACGATATCGCTCTCTGGGGATGTCTCTGGCTCGGTATCGTTTGACGGTTCCAGCAATGTCGACATCACGGCAACTATTCAACCGAATAGTATTGGCCTCGGGACAGACACAACTGGAGATTTCGTATCTTCATTGGTCGCTGGTACAGGTGTCACTCTCACCAATAATTCTGGTGAAAGCGCCACTCCAACAATCGCAATTGGTCAAGCAGTTGGTACATCTTCATCAGTCCAATTCGCATCCGTAACCGCACCACTTATTGGGAATGTCACTGGTAATGCAGATACGGCAACTTCACTTGCAACATCAAGAACAATTGAATTAACTGGCGATGTAACTGGTTCAGTTTCGTTTAACGGCTCAGCAAACGCATCAATCGCCGCGACTATTCAGCCAAATTCGGTATCACTTGGCACCGACACAACCGGAAACTACGTTAACGACCTAACGGGTGGAACTGGTGTGACAATCACCCATACGCCCGGTGAAGGCTCTAGCCCGACTGTAGCAATCGGTCAATCTGTAGCAACAAGCGCATCTGTAACTTTTGCTTCCGTGACAGCACCACTTATTGGAAATGTTACTGGAGATGTTACTGGCAGTTCTGGTTCTACTACTGGAAACGCTGCTACGGCAACCGCTCTACAAAACGCGCGCAACATTTCGCTAACTGGCGATGTATCGGGTTCAGTGTCCTTTAATGGAACAAGTGATGTATCCATCTCGGCAACTATTCAGCCAAACTCAGTGGCC